AGTTACCTGATCCGTCTTGAGTCAGAACTGTTCCATTAGCGCCATGAGCACCTGGAAGAGTATAAGTAATATTTGATGCAACTGCGTCTGGAGATTTGAGTGCAACATAGTTTGCACCATTGTTTGTTCCCTCTACCAGACGAACAGCACTGCCCGTTGTGGTTGTTTCTTTTGTCCAATAACGAGCAGAGCCAAAGAATTTGTTATTTACAGACTGAGAAGTAAGACCTATGTAAAAGTCCGAACTATCAGTTGCAAACCCAGGCTCACCCGCTCTCAGAGCTGGAAGGTCAGCTAAAAGACCTCTCTTAAACTGTAGAACTGGAGCTGCCATTTCTATACTTTACCTTTTAGTAGTATTTATCGATTTATAATATAGCGTTAAATAAAATACTAAAAACTTCCACCATCAAGATCAACTTTTTGATCAAGATCTTTGTCAAGTTGACTAATAAACGAGGTTGGAAGACCAACATATCCCACATTTCCAATGGAAGACGCAGCTGCAATCAAAACTTGATCAGGATCGACTAACTTAAATGCTCCAACAGCATTATCATAAACAACAACATAGTTTGTTCTTGTTGCATCCAGATTATTTTGATTAATACTTACATCTGTAAGATCTGTGAATTTGTTTGCCACTTCTGTCTCGGATAGAGTTGCGTCAAACTGACTGCCACCTTCAACTAAAGAACTATCTTTATCTAGAGTTATATCTAGTGAAGTAGTATCTAGTGTAATATCGTAGTCTGCCATTAGGATGCTAAACCAGCGGTGACTAAAACCATACCTTCAATAACTCTCGTTTTATTTCCACCACTACTTTCAATCACACAATCATAATAGTATCTCCCTGGTTCTAAGTTTGCAGTAACTGCATTGCCCATTGTGAGAGTAACTTTTCCTGTAGATGCTGTGATACTAGTAGAAAAGCTAGTGGTGGAAGTTGCCGAGGGGTGTTTACCAAGTTTCGCAACAGCTGAGTATCCAGTCAATGGGAGAACAGTGCCATCAGGGTTTTTGATGGTAAATGTTGTTGTAAAATCAGTACCCTGTTCTATTGTTAGATTAACTGACCTAGCTGCCATGATTTATGGTTTTATTGATTATTTAGGTCTTTGGATTTTAGTAATTTCTGAAGTTCTGCTGTTGACCCAACAAAAAGTGCATTTGTAACATTTGTTGGACCTTTTGGTTTTTCATCTTCAATATCTTTAAGCTTCTTTTGAAGATCCATCAACTTATCAGTTGCATCAGAAACATTTTTAATCAACTGTCCCGCAACTTCATATGCTCTTGGCATTTCACTTTCTTGTGCAAGCTCAAGAATACCATTGATTGCTTCTTGTCCTTTTTCAATCAAAGAATAGAGGTTGCCACGAGTATATTCATAGTCTTTTTGAATATCATTTTTTTCAGATTTGATTTTCTTTATAATCTCTGGTTCTTCAACATCATTCTTTACAATTTCTGCAGGAGAGACATTAAAAACTTCATCTAAACTTTCAGTTTTCATCAGATGTCCTCCCCTTGAGATGGACTATACTCTTTAAAGTCCTGGAAGAATGATAATGTTTCATTAAATCCAAAATCATCACCGACTTCAATCAATGCATCATCATCAGTATTCACTACATTAATATATGCACCAATGGCATGTTCCATTGCTTCTGTTCCGTCTTGTGCTCTATCGACCACAATCTTAGTTCCATCAATTTTCTTAATACGCATTTGCTCACCATCAATATTGATATAGGATTTTTCAGAAAGACCACTTACACTACTTACATCAATAATAGTTTCTGTTTTAGTGAGATTTTCAGTGATTGATGTTGTTTGATCGACATTATAATCACGAACAGCACGAGGAGTAACACTATAGCGTTGCTCTCTTCTTGCTTGACTTGGATCAACTCCAGTCATGTAGTCAATAGTTGCCTTCTTAATGACACCATTTGCAGATGCAACAGGACCAAACAGATATGTTTTAGCGGTAAATGTTAAAGTATAATATAAAACCCTTCTAGTATTAAAGTCTCCATCATAATCATCTCTCATGGAGATTCCATCGAGAACAACTGGAATATCTCTCTTTTCACCAATGTCAGAAATCAAGTTAACTGTCATTGTATATGCTGGTTGGAAATACGGCAAAATCTGTTCAATGATTTGAAGACAATCATCATTTTTCTTTGCCATGATTGACAACTCAAATCTCATGTTATAAGGAACTGGCATGTAAACTTTTTTAGTTGTAGTTTTATCGCCAGGATTTCTTACTGCCTTAAATGCTTGAGTTGTAGTAACCTTTCTTGCTGGGTCATATGTGAGTCCAATAAACTCAAATGACATTCTGGGCAAAGACAACTGAACTGGTTTGTTCAGGTCTGCTGCCTGTTGTATTCTTGCTAAAAACTTTTCTGTAGGACCATATGCCAATGGTACTTTCATAACACTAATATCATTGCCAGTACCATCAGTATGGCGAATGAGAATGTTGTTAAACAGAGTTCCGAAAGAAACTACAGTCTTCCGCAAAATCTGGTGATAAAAATACTCAAACATGGTATAATGTTCCTATTTACTAACTATTTAACAAAGTTACACATCTCCAAATGGATTTCTTTCTGTAAAGTCAAGAATTCCATCTGCTTCAGTCTCAATATCTAAGTTCTGATTATATTCATCAATAACATTGTCGGTCTCTTGAACTTCCAGTCTGTAAGTAGCACCAGACTCAAGACCTTGAATAGTTTCTCCAACTTGGAAGAATCCTGTGACGATTCCAACAGTTGCGATTCTTGTTGCTGGATCCCAACTCTTGACACGACCGATTGTACTTGAAGCAGTTCCAATAATTTCTTCGTTGAAAATATAAGTTCCAAGACCAGAAGTTGCTGGTGCCGAAATAGTAATAGTTGGTGCAGAAGTATAACCACGACCAGCATTTGTAATACGAATGCTTTGGACTTGAGTTCCTCCCATGATCGCAACTGCAGTTGCTCTTGTGTTTCCAATGCCTGCAGGGGGATCGCTGAAAGTAATAGTTGGTGGAGATGTATAATAAGCACCTTTTTGGGTAACAGTAACAATACCAACACCACTTGAAGTAATGCCAACTGTTGCACCAGCTCCAGATCCTCCTCCAGAAGATGTTGGGAAGAAGAATATAACTGGATTGCTGGTATATCCAGCACCAGGATTAATCAACTGAACCTGATCAACACCACCATTTGTAGCAGCAATAGCAACTGCGTATGCGGTTGTTCCACCAGAAACAGGATTACCAATCACGACACGAGGTGGTGATGTATATCCATTACCGTCTTGATTAATAAAGATTTGCTGAACTGCTCCATTTACCAGTGTTGTTACTGCCTCAGCAGTTGTTCCAACTCCAACAAGAGAAAGTTCTTGAATATATCCTTCTTCTGCAACATTATCATCAACCTCAAGAATGCCAGTATCAATGACCTCATCTTCATAACGGAAGAGTTCACATTTCAACTGATATGTGTAAGTTTTTTGGAGTTGATAGAAAGGTTGTTCGTGCTCAACAAATTTAATCTCAAATAATCTATCTCCAAGAGGGAAATATACTAAATCTCCCTCTTTTGGACGAGTTGAAAGGATTCCAACAGGATCATTTTTAATAACTGGTTGAACTTTTTGTTCAAATCTCTCTTTTGAAATGGTTAAAGTAAGGTCATCCATAGGTTGGATTCCAAACTTAGACATTATGCTTCCTTGACCTTCATAACCATCATAGTTTTCTACATATGCCTCTAATGGTATTGCATTATTAAAACTGGAAGAAGTAACTTCTTCCATAATGGTTTTAATTGTATTAAAAGATCTTGGAAGATAATAACACTCAACACCATACATCCTCAACTGTTCGTTGATAAGATCCTGAACAAGTCCTTGTTCAGTCTGTGAACCCTGTAAGAAAAATGGATTAAGTGCCATAATATCAACCGATCATATCTAATGGGGGAAGTTCATATGTGCTTGACATCATTTCTTTGATTTCTTCTAAATCTCGCATTGCATCATCATACATTTGTCTACCATTGAGCTCTACTCCACCAGGAAGTTTAACCCCAGTAAACTTCATCATATTCATTCCCCATTGCTTTCTTATAAGAGCGGTTAAGTATTTCTTGAGGAATGAATCATTATAAACTTGAGTATTTTGAGTTGGGTCTAATAATCTGTAGCAGTCAATGACTAAGTAGTCTCCAACTGAAAGAGATGACCAATCAATATCAATAAACAACTTATCTTGTCTCTTGTTGAATCTAAACTGTTTTTGCGTGGAGATTAAAAAGTTAAGATCTTCAAGATATGTTTTTGTCATAGAATATGTCAAGAGTTCTGTCGAACCCCAATAGTAAATATCATTCAAAAACAACTGATATTTAACACTAAACATATTGTTTGTAATGCTACTATTTCCATCAAACTGGAAAACTCTAGTAACACCAGTTATTGATTCAGGAATATAAAGATAGTTTGCATTTTCTTTCCATGCAAACTGAGTTGTGATGCCTACACTGTGATCTGTTGTCAATCCAACTAGTCCAGATGAACTAGTATTTGGTGCTCTACCTCTATCAATATCATCTTGTGTGATTTGATATTTTAAGAATGTTGGATATACTCCATCAAAATGTCTTTCGTGAAAATACTGCAAAGCATCATCAACAAGATCATCAATTTGCTCATCAGCAACATTGATCTCTAGGACTGGATATCCTAACTGCCTTTTGCAGTAATCTATTAACCCTTGTCTTGTGGATGGTTGTGCCATGTTTGCAGTCTCCCTATATTATCTATAATCCTTTTGCAATCTGTTTTAAGAGATTTTTGATTTCATTAACATCAGATTTTAATCCAGAAATGTCATTTTCAATAGAAGAGATTCTTTCACTTTCCTTTTTCTTTTTCTCCTTTTCATTCAAATACTTTTGGTATTCATTATAGTTTGTGTTAATAACCGCATGAGAAGATTCGTCTCTCACAAGGTTATTAAATCCTTCAACTTTAGAGTAGTTCATAATCAAGCAAGAGCAATGATTCTGAGATCTCTAAGTCTTGGTGAATACACTTGATTTGTTGAAGATCCGACCACTTTGATACTAAAGTATCTGAATGATGGGAGTTCGTCGATAGTAAACTCATAATCACGGTAGATTAACTCTTCTTGAGTAAATCCAACAGTATCAGTCTTAGGAACACTCACATCTGAAGATCCGTCACTATTGGAAATATCAACTACACCATTAGTATCAATGTTTGCATGACCTGGGAATGGGTAGTAAACTGGCTCATCCGATGGTTCTTCTTGAATCGCATAGAATACGCGAACATCACTAGATTGGTTTACATATGCAGAGAACAAAACTTTAATCGCATTTGCAGGAACTTCAAGAGCGATTGGTTTTGTGGCATAAACAAACGCTGAAGGATCCTCAGATAAAGTTGATGTTCTTTGATCAGTCGCGTAGTTAGAAATAGGATTATTGATCCTATTTGATGTTAAAATTACGCTAACTCTATCAAGGTCAATAACAGGAGAAACGCGAGAATCTGATGTTGATAGATTCATGTTCATTGTGAATGATTTGTTTCCTGGTAATGTTGAAAGATCATTAGTTTCATTAACCTTAGAAGCAATCATTCTTGGTGAAGTCAAATAGTTGGACTTCTTAAGACTAATAGACTCAAATCCTTGATCAACATATGGGGTTTCTCCTCCAGCGACTGTATGAGCAGTTACTGTTCTGATGGAAGAACTAATATTCGTTCCTCTAACAGTCATTGTTTGTACAACTGGTTTTACGATTTCAAAGATGATATTTTGAGTTGCTTTTACCTTTGATCCTCCAGTTGATTTTGTTTGATTTAGATATAACTTGGGGAAACTTGTTCCAACACTTCTATCAATGCCATTAGTAGACATATCAAGTTTTACATGATAATAGTCTAAATCAAGAGGATTGGAAACAGTTACATTACTTAAAGTATGTTCCTTATTGATTCTTCTTAAGGAGACACCAGACATTTCATATTTACGAATTTCTGTTCCAACTGGATAAGTGTATGATAAAGTATCATCAATATTTCTAGTTATTCCAGTTAACTGATTATTCACAATATTTTCATAAGAAATAATCTCATCGCCAATGATTGCATATCCTGGATTTGTAGACCCAACACCAACACCTTCAAATACACCAAAATCTGAAGTTCCATCAATAGAAATCGCAACCGTAGATGTATTTTCGTATGCTGCTGTCAACCTTGAAGGTGCTGAATCTGGAATAATATTAGAAAGTACAACTGATCCATGAGTTGTACACATTCCATGATTTCTGTGATTCACTTTAATGTGAAGTCCATCAGATGAAACTGAAACCGAACTTGCTGCAATACCAGTTGCAATGGTTATAACACCAGATGTGGTTGTGTACTGAATAGTATTTCCAGCGCCAATAGAGAAATCTCCTTGTACCTTATCAAGAATCAAGGTATTGTCACCATAAGTATCAGCAACAGTAAGTTGCATATTTCTACCAATAGTAGAACTGCTAAGTTCACTAACTGTTAAAAGATCTCCAACAACATATCCACTTCCACCATTAACAACTGTAGCTGCTACTGCGACTCCATTAGTAACAGTAATATCTGCTGTAGCACTTTCGCCATTTCCAGTCAAAGATACCAAACTCACCCCAGTATGAACTGCTGATCCACTAACAGTAGAATATCCAATACCTGCGTTT